TTTAAAGCGGCAACACTGCTTATAAATGTGACTCCACTTGCAACTATCATATCGCAGTTCTTAGCCATTCCAGTACATCCAGCTTGCAATACCATTGCAGGATGAGGAGTAGCATTAATATTATGAAAACGCATTTTTTCTAATATCATTCCAGTACAAGCAGTAGTTGCATTATTAATACATGCGGTAGAGAAATCGCCAGCTATATTAATATTCATTAACGTTGGGAAAGCAACTCCAGTCATAACAATACATGCTGCTTTTTGCGTTCCAGTCGTGCTGCTAAAGTATTTAAATCCATAAATGCCAAGTCGCGTTGCAGCCGTTGTAGCTACAATACAATTTGTGGTGCCCATAGCAGGAGCGTCAAACCATTCACCGTTTATCATAGTGAAATCAGCTGATGTAATGCTAATAGGACCAGTTAAAGCATCTATTCCAGCGGTAAAACGTGGATTTATCAAAGTAACGTTTGCAGCAGTAATAGTCATACTTACACCGACAACCGTACTAAAATTAATTGTACCGCGCAAAGAACCTTCGCCTAAAAACTCAATAACCACTCCAGGAACGTTTAAATTTAAACCGCCCGCGGAAGTTACTTGCTCAATATGTCCAGCAGTCACAAAAATTCTATCGCCATTACCAGAGCATTTGCTGATTGCATAAGCAATTGAGGAAAAAGGATGTAAAAAATTTCCTTGATTGCCGTTTGATCCAACAGTTGAACTTACCCAAAATACATTACTGTTACCGCTTTGAGTAATTTCTACAGGAATGTTACGTATAGTAACTCCCTGCATAAAACCAGTATCATAATTAGATGGATACATTGTTAATTCCTCACAAAATTATTTTTTCTTTGCTTTTTTTGCGACAGTTTTTCTGCCAGCAGCTAAAGCACCTTTAAAGCCAAAGTTAGCTTGCTTTTTAGCTTTCGGACCATACTTGCCAGCCAAAGCCGCCTGTTTTTTGCCAGGCGGAATTGGTTTGCCTTCTGGAACGCCTAAAGCTCTATGCAAAGCTCCTTTCTTAAAAGAAATTGGCTTTTTGCCTTTGGCTCGCATTGTTACAGTCTTTGCCATTATCTTTAAGCTGGCTCTGAACCGTAAATAGCACGTATATCAGTTATACCGAAAGTATAACGTGCTCTTGCTCGATACATATGATTGGTTGTGTTGAAATCATTGTCTTCAGCAAAACTGGTTGCAACTCTATCCATCTTCTTCAAACCTTCTGGACAGTTAGTTGTCACAAACCAAGCTTTTGGATCAGTGAAATAGTGATTTACAACGGTTCCTTGAGGTAATGTATTCATCAAGTATAAAGCATTGATATCACGATTTGCTGTTTCTGGACGATTTTCGTTCTTCAATAAACGAGTTGCCTCAAACATTAACTGACGAGGAATAACCAATTTTTTTGGAAGAATAGAAACCAACTGACCTCTACTGTCTACAAATCCTGCGATATCAATTGCAGCTTGTTCTAAAGCGGCTTCTGAAAGATCGGCTGGAATAGCCATTGTATTAGAGATTACGCCAGTTTCAATTGGATGACTTGCGGAAATCATCGGCTGACCATCGCCATATGTATAAGAGGCATTGAAAGCACGATTGAAAATATTTGCAGCCACAATTTCTTGCGTTCTGTACATAGAATAAGCAAGACCCTTAGTTCTTTTTGTAGCGACTTCAGGATATAAATTATCCTCTTCTTCTTCTAACGATACGATAAAGCCTAAAGCATATGTAAGGTTAGTGTAGCGAGAAACAAATCCTTGATGCATTGAATCATATGTAATTGCATCGCCTTCGGATTTAGCAGGAGCTAAACCAAAAGTAGTTACGCCTACATCTTCTTCATAGTTTTTACGCGATTGAGTTACTTCAAATAATTGTTTCCATTCTGCGCCATTATCCCATAGTTGATAAGATTGTCCCCATGTTTTATTAATACCAGGCCATAAAAGTTTTGGTAACGAACCTGTAGTTATAACACCAGCCATATATCACCCCTTATTTTAGTGCGTGCAATTTAAATTTGCAGATTAATTTGCAATATTGACCCAAAGAATTATCCACTCTTTGAGAAATATCGAGAATTTCCAATACTGTTCCTGTACTGCCAACAGTTGTTGAATCTAACTGAGATCCAGAAGTTCCAAAATAAGTAGAACCTGCTGCATACACTATGTTCGCTAACTTATACGCCCATGTGTTGGTGGCAGTTCCATTGGTTTGGATTTCCAATAAAACATTTGGATCGTCACAAACAAGAGCAGTCATTAAAGTAGAAGCTGGTTTGTATACAATGTTTAAATTGTTAGGATTCGCTTTGAAACCGATTACCACACCAATTGGTGTGTCGGTAGCTCCTGCTAACGTAATAACAGGAAGCATTTTGCCCGTAGAATCTGCTACAAAGGTTGCGCCTGAAACGTTAGTTGGAACTACTAAATCTCCGAGAAATAATGGGTTTGCATCGCCAGCATCTACTACATACTCGCGAGGTCTGCCATTCCACGGAGTGCCGTTAAGATTGGTAACTACGAATGCGCCTGAAGGAGCATTTTGATTAGCCATATTCACTCTCCAAAGAATTTTTTATAAAAAATAGTTGAATAAAAACATTTTCTGTAAAATAGACGCAAATCTAGCTTTACAAAAAATGTAAATTTAAATTAAAAATTGAATTTTGGTCGATATGACCCTGAACTACTTGGTATGTGCGCTATTTAGACTTAGTGTGACTTATAGAGATATCACCGTAAAAGTTCTTCTCTTGTATGCCAGTTTCTTTGCCTATTTCACGCTTTTGTATAATTGAATTTTCTAATTCTGTAATACGATTTTGCTTAACAACTTGATCTTCTTTCCACCATTCTAACGGGATACGCATCATATAACCTATCGTTCCCCCGCCAACTGGTTGACTTGCGGCACTTTGTCGCCACGATGAATCTTGTAATCTTGAATGGACTTCCATTTCGTTACCATTTCTATCGAGAATCTCCCAACCTCCCTCGACAAATGCAGCTAAATTATCGCCAGAATCATTTACTAGTCGATATTTATAATTTGGATCTTGAGCGACCTTCATAATACGTCTTTGTTCATACAAAGGCGTTCTTTCGCGTCTTTTAATTCCTCTTTCCGCTCTATTTTTCTTAACGCTACTACCATTTTCTTTGGTTGTCAACTGATTTTCAGTAACATTTTTTGTTTCTTTTGTGATGTTATTCATCTTTTAAATACCCCGTTTCATATAATTGTTGAGCGTAATCATCTAAAGGCATCCCGCTTAATCTTGCCATGTCCTTTACACTTTCTCTTACCGAATGTGGTAAATCATTAAATGCATATTTTTTCTTAACTGATTTGCGAATAGATACATTTTCAGGAGCTATAACATTTACTGATGACGCTCTCGACCTGTTCTTATTCTCAAAATGCTTATAAAACACCTCTTTTACTTCGTCTTCAACTCTCGCCAATCTCTCGTTCATGCTTAAATTAGGATTTCTTTGACCTAATTCAGTATCAAACGATACTGCGTATCGCTGCATACGCCTAGCTTCTTCCGAGGAGTCCGTCATCCAAGAGTGTTTGGCTACAAATTCCCTTACCTCAGGAGCAACTTGCGATGATTGGTTTCTTTGCGAGGCAGATTCTTGCTGTGGAGAATATTTATCCAGCTCTTCCCTGGTTTCTTTTATAGCTTTATCATATCTATCTACATCATCAACACTAGATATCTCAATTGCCGCTTTACGCTGTTGCTCAAACCAATTTAATCTATCCTTCTGACTCATTTCATAAAGTTTACGGTTAAGCTCTGACGATAACTTTAAACTTTCTTGAACTCTTTGCAGTTCTTTTTTATTTGCCGAAATATTGTTGTACAACAAGAACTCTTTTGCATCGCGATAGTTCTTTGTGACTCCTCGATATCTATGCTTTGGCTTCCATCCCTGTTCTATCGCTATCTTCTCTTCATAAGTATATTCAGGTTCAGAATCTTTATGCTGTTCTTTTTCTACAACAATTTCTTCTTCAACATTATCTTGATGATGATCGTCTGTCTCCTCAGGTTCTTGCTTTTGCTCAACTTCAACAGGCTCCTTACGCTTAGGACGCTCTCTTCTTCCACTGTCGACACTATTTTCCATACCAGCTTGCGCCATAGCATCTCGCATCTCAGAAACAATACCCTCTGTAGATACATCATCAAAACTTGCTTGATTCTCGTTCATTGCGTCACCCCGTCTGTCGATTCTAACGCATAAATATCGATATCTTGTATTAATCGATATTCTTTTCCGCTTTCTTTATCGCTATGCAATATGCCTGAAAACTTTTTGAAATAAACTTTATCGCCAATCATGGGTAATGCTTTAGCGCCTGCATTTTTAATCTCTAAAAAAGCACAATCACCAATTGCGGCAACTATTCCTTCTGTTATAGACATCTGATCACGGCGTTGTATATCTTCTGGTAATACAATACTGCTATCTTTATACGTTTCCCCTACTTTTTCTATCTCAACCACTATTGTTGTGTCTACTGGTGTCAGTCTTAACGTCATTTTGTTTAGCCTCTATATATATAGTTCTATTATCATTAAAAGCAGCATAATCATAGGCTTTAATTTCTCTGTAGACTGTAAGAATGCCTTTATAATACAAGGTTCTATTCATTCCTTCAGGTCTAAAGTCTTGTTCAGAAACTAACGCACTCGAAACCGCTTCGTTTCTTTCTTCAAATCCCAATAACATTATTTGCGTAATGGGATTTTGCAACCAAGTTCTAAAATCCGATTGGTCTACCTCTTCTAATTCTTCTAACTTCATTTCTTCAATCATTTTATAAATCCTCTGGACATAACATTAAAGAATTTGCGTATTTCCCATGAAGCTTAGGAAAATCTGCGCCCTCTTCAATATTTATCTTTTCAGAATATCTACTATCGCAATTCTGCGAATCTACTTGGCTATAATGAACAATATGTTTGTTCGGATCATACTTTTGTAATTTAATAATTAAATCGTTTACGTTCATACAGTACCTTGCAATTGTTCTGCTGGTGATATTTCTTGGGATAACTGCGGGATCTTTCCCTCTGGTGGTAATCCAGGCATTTGTTGTGGCGCTGTAGTTGATTGAGCTTGCCCCATCATTTGATCCACCATCTTCTGAAGAGCATCTAAATGCTGCAATACCTCTGGTGATTGATCCTGCATCTGCGTTCCTTGTGTAATCGCTTCCTCTTCCGAAACCGCCTTCTCTACTTGTTCTGGAGTTTCTATTTGGTTTAACTGTGCCAAAGCTACGGTAGCTGCAACTTTATCTGTAGCTAGTTTGCCACCGTAATACATAGTCTTTGCCTTCTCTTTCATCTCCATAATGTTTAAGTGAATAGCTTTTAACTCCTTATCCATCAGTAACGATAACGTTTGCATATCCGTATACTTAGTCTTAGCGTTAGTTAGTGCTACTTCTGGAGGCGGTGGAGGATTCAGTATTAAATACTGTTTCGGTTCTGCGATCTTCAGAACTTGCAGATAATTAGTCAATACTTCCAACTTATTTATCTGTGGAAATTGTGCTAAATCCAACATTGCTTGCGCTTGCATTAATCGTTGCATCTGACTTGCAAGTTTTGGATCGGCAACTGGATATATTCCGTAATCTTCTGATTCATAATCTTGTATGGTTACTTGATTAAACTGTTGGGCAAATAAAAACCCTTCTTCGTCTTTTAAATACTTTCTGTTTAAGTCGTATAACTTTTGGAACTCTTTCTTTAACGAATCATGCACTCTATATAGTATCCCGTTGTATATCTGTTGAGACTGTTCCAACATCGCCATTGTACTTGTAGCAGGCATGTTAGGCGGTGGTAATTGACCCGCCATAATATCGGTAATGTTGGTTATCTGTTTTGAACTCTCAATTAAGAACTGCATTAAAGCAAATAAAGTTTGTGACGGCTCTTTAATAGGCAATGGTACGATATTCGCGGATATAACCTGACCTGGGGTAGATTGTATCTTCTTCCATTCACCTGGTTTAACTGTGTAATCCCCACTTGGCAATCTAAACTCTGATCCGATAAATCCACACTGACGATTGGCCAGCGTTCCAGCGTCCAATAACTGATTCAATAAACTATTTACCGTTTCGTTAGTTGGTAATAATAAGATTCCAAATCCTAAACTGTAATAATTTCCATTTGGATCTGGAATAAAATGATAGTCGGTAAAATAACTAGTAGCTTTAATCTTTGTAAAGTCTCCGTTATCTTTAAACTCAAAACTTCTTTCGTCATATCTTGAAACTATTCTTAATATCTTACGTGTTCCTTTATGCACAGTTACAATGTACGGCTCTTGATATCCATCTCCATCTAAATCCAACCATCTATGTTGTTCCAATACCTCATGAACAACGTCATAAATACGTTCTGAATTATTGTCTTTTTTAGTTGTAAATGTCTCGGCAACCTGAACGTCTTGCTCATTATGCTGAATATCGTCCAACATGGAAACAGTGCTTATATCTTTATAGCTCCTTGCAAGATCTTCAATTGGATAGTCTAAAAACAATCCAGCTTTCATATTGCTAATAAGATCGTTATTAGTCATATAAAGCATATGAGTTATTCTTTGCGCCGTATCTAAATCCTGTACGTTTTGATTAATAATGATGTCTTGCGGCATACACAACACAGTATCTGGCTCTCCAGTTATCGTATTGAAAAAGCTTTTACGAAATACCGTTCCAGCCATAGGAAGCATCATTAATAGCTTGTCTGTATCTCTTATCCAATGCGTAGATTGACCCAACAATTGATAAGACATGTGGTTGCCAAGTCTTGTCGCTCTATCTGTTCTTGAATGATCTTGAGAATCAGGAATCATAGAACGAACACTTACAACCATATCGTTTTTAATAATCTCAGGATTAATTCGCGCGTTAAACTGTATACATGCACCAGTTACAAGTGGATACTTTATATTAGCCGCTCCTTCCCATGGGATGTTCTTACCTTTTAAGCCTGTTTCTACAAGCTCAAAAGCTTTTTTCATTACTTCTTCCCATTCCTTCCTGCTGTTTTTATCTATATCAAAGCCCTGTATGCAAATCTCAGAGATTTTAGTTAGCTGCTCATCGTCTAAAGTTTCTGCAACGTTGTCCATCTCCATAAAACGCTTTAATTTCTTTGGTATATTATCCTTCTGAAACGACTTACTTTGTATCTGCTTTAAAGATAAGTCTTGTAGTTGCGGAGGCAACATTTCCGGTTGCATCTGTTGTTGCTGCTGTGGTTGCTGAGGCATACCTTGTGCACCCATCGGCGCACCTTGTGGCGGCATCCCCATTTGTGGATTCATCATTTATTCTTTCCTCTCTTTTCTTCCAATAATTGATCTAATTTATACGTTAAATACTTGTCTGCTCTTTGCAAAGCCTTTAAATATTCCCCATCTGCATTTTCGTCTCTTGCGTTTACTAAAAATACATCTCTAAACAGCGCGCTAATTAATGATATCTCATAAGCGTCATCAAACATTATTCATCCTCTCCAAAAACACCTATAACTGAGCCGCCCATATCTAATATTTTGCGCTTCTCGTCTTCAGTAATAGCCATCATATTCTCACAATTGGCACAATTAGCAGTATCTCCTTTGCATTTTAAACAATCATCTATATTGTATTTACTGCATTTATAATACTTTAGTTTACAACTATACATTGGAATGTTGCACTCTTCTAACAAAGCATGATATTTACGATGCTTTCTCATGTGTTCAATTTGATCTTCATAGTTCCAGCACGGACTTATCGGCCATCCTTCTGCATGTCTTTGCAGACTTCCCCACGGCGCATTGCCTATCTTATTGGACTCTTTGCAACCCACAGATTTTGGCATATCAATACCCCGTTATCTTAGATCTTTGCTTTTCGTAATATTCAGAATGGTCGTATTCATGTCTATCGTCAACTCTTATCCCTTCCTCGTCGCATATCCTCATTGTTGCATATTGATCCGCATCAGCTATATCGCTGTATGGATGTACCTTATTCGGTAAGTCCACATACTTTTCATCACCAACTACTTTCAATCTTCTATAATGATACTCTCCGATCATCGCTTCACGCAATGTCGGACAACCCTGTCTTGATATAACGTAAAACGGTCTACCCTTATTCAATCTATCCAACGCCATACTTACACAAGTCAAACGCGGCTCTATATAGTTAGTTCTATTTGGCGAGCTATCTATTCCGCACTCTTTTAACTGTCTCGCTCCTTCACTTGTATTTGCAGGATCGTGCGTACTGATAACAGCTAACCCCTTGCAATACGTATTTAAAAACGGCTTAACCACGCTCCTATATAAACTCTCGACTGTTTCGTTCTCACACACAAACTCTTTAATCGCTCTAATCTGTCCGCATGTCGTCTGCTTAATAATACATGCAGGGGATACAAGTCCAAAATCCCAACCCATATAAATAGGCTCGTTACTATCTATACCGATAGTGTCCACACTGTGTATGTCGTCATTATAGTTTGCATACACTGGTTTACCATCTACTATCGTGCCGTACTTTCCTTGTCCGTAGACCTTTATAAACTCCTCACCCCGTCCTATCATCTCCCTGTAATACTCTTCACCCACAAATGCTATATTGTCTGCATCCTCATTTACTACCCAATCGTTATGCGCTGTCTTTATTAAAGCTGGAGGCTGATGATATACCGACAACTTTTTATCTGGCTTCGTGTCTTCCAGTATCTGTATCCAATGCTTGTTCTTAGGCGGGTTAGTATCTGCATACAGTTTAGGGATATAAGGCATCCAGTTATTAAACTTCTTTTGTTTTTCTTTATCTTTTAAGTTTGGATATAGATCATCAAACTGCTGTATAAAGTTAAGCTTCGGCGGATACCTACCAATACGCGATTGCATTGTATCAAATATAAGTTTAGGTATGTGCCTCAATTCGTTAAAGTATACGCCAGTCAACTCAAACGAGTCTAACTTGCGTATATCATCTATCCTGTCCAAAGCTAGAAATACTATCTCGAACTCTATAACACCCTTAGCATCTCTAAACGTATATGTATATGTTAATTGCGGTTTGCTCTTGCGCTTGGGCTGTGGTAATCCCGCAAACCAATAGTTTAAAGATCTAAGCGTCGTCGTTTCTAACTGTCCTGCTGTGTTACGAACTATTGCCCACTTACTGCGTCTAACTCCATCATCACAAGACGGCATACTTACTGCATCTGTAAGTAATTTGTTTATGCAACCACTAGTCTTACCACTTCCGTATGGCCCGATTATAATCTTCTTACTGGCTGATTCGTCATTTAGCAGGTCGCGCAAAGCAGGTACGTATTTAGGATTGTATTGTGGCTCGTTACGCTGTAACAGCTCTACGAATCCGTCGTCGTGCAACAATACATTTATCTGCGCTGCGTTAATCACAGTAAACTTATCGCTTAAGAGCTGAACGTCTGTTTGCAAAGCATTTAACATTATCTTTTAGCTGTAATCTGCGTTATCTTTCCAAACATCTCTGCGTTACTTCCCTTTACGACTTCTTGCAACTTCCTGATTTCTTTCTGTAAGTCGCGAACTTCCTTCGCCATCTCGCCCCACATACCTGGATCTAAAGCCCCTGCAAACTTAAATCTCATATCCGCTTGAGCTTTAGCCTTGGTTACACTAGCCATCGAGTCGCGTTTAGCTCCACAAGATGTATAAAACACTTCGCAATTATCTAATATATCCTTACCTTCTAATACATATCCAATAGCCCGCACACTCTTTGCATCTGCTAGTTTGTCCTGATACTCAGGCATCTCAGATACCCATCGATGAACGGTTGGTAGTGCAACTCCAAACTTAGCATAAATATCTCTGACCTTTTCAAAGCCACCTGCTATTTGCTGTATACACTCATCGAGTATCGCTTGCTTATCTTCAAGCTTAGATATCTTCTCAGGTCTACCTTTCTTAACTTCCGCCATAACGTTTACCCCTTATATACTTTACAGTCTCGTTCATTTCGTTAATCATAGCTGCGTAAGCGTCCATACGGATCGACTGAGTTATGTGCTGACGTAGATAGTTAGACCACCAGGCCCGGGAAAAAGTGACACCTTTAAGTATTGTTTCTGCAACCTCGTTTAGCTGTATCGCTTGGTCTATAAGTTCAACTAAAGATACATCACATGCCGATGCAGCTTCATCCAATGAGCCACCTTTACGCATTACATCTAATATAGTAGTTGTATCTATCATGATTGAGGTTGTTCTTTTTGCTCCGTTTGTTCTGTTTGTTCTGTTGGTTGTTGTGCCGATTGTTGTGCGGGAATAACTTGAGGGATTGGTGCCTGTTCTCCAACTTCTACTAGATGCGAATAACCACAGGCGCTAAACACTACTTCACCTGTACTCTTTAACATTACTTTTACAGATTTATGAAGCTCGCTAATCTCATAAGAGACTTGATCGAATGAAAACATCTGCGTTTTAGGGCTGTCGCCTATTGTTACAGTTATAGCCAATACCTTCATTGTTCACCTCTTTTTTTTGTTTTTAGATGTCTTTGATAACTTCTTGGATACTTTGGATATGTCTTTACTGCGTATACCTACAAACATTTTGGCTCTGCTTGCTTCTGTTGCCGCCACTCTAGCTTGAGCAGTTGCACCTTTCTTACGATACGCCTTAGCTGCCTTGCTTTCGTAGTCGGCATCACTCTTGGCTTCTGTGCGCCACTCTTTGAGTTTTGCAATCGCTTTCTTTTGGTCTGAGACTTTCTTTGTAGATTTTGCGGGCTTGGTTGATGGTTTGCGCTTCACGCGGAACCCTCCATATTATATATGATCCACTATATCTATATATAATAAGTATACTGAGTTCATCTGTATACTATATATAGTATAGGATATGTTACGGTTGTTGTTTGTAAACGCCACTCTTGATTTGGCTACCCTTACGTTTAGGTGTTGGACGGGTCTTATTGGTTTTAATGCTTGCTTTAGTTGCCGTCTTTACTCTAGCTTTTACGCTCATGTCTGTAACCTCTTGCTTGATCGATATGCAAATCTTTTTGCGGCAATATGTAACCGTTCTGTCGTGAGCGACTGCGAGTCTTTATTAAGCTACTCAATGTCACGGCGCATAATCATTATGCACAATATAGATACAACAGCTATCGTTATAATAGTAATCATATACACCATATACCATATATATAGTATATAAGCAACACAACCAGAAATAAAAGTCTAAAATTAGGAGAAAAACATGAGTCATAACCATAAAAACCATGAAAAAGTAGAGCTTGATGTTATGGCGATTCGCTATAACACATTGCCGAGAGCTGATAAAAGCAGGCTTTTAAACGAATTATGCGATCTTTACAGCTACAATCGTAAATATTTATTGCAAGTATTTAATTACCTCGCTCACAAAAAATACGTTAAAAAAGGCAGAAAAGCGAAATACACGAGCAAGGATTTGCTGCAAGCTTTGGGCAACGTTTGGCTCGCGAGCAATCAAATGTGCAGCAAAAAACTCAAAGCAGCCCTACCGATGTGGTTGCCATTTTATTCTGAGAGATATGGTGCGCTGCGAAAAGATGTGAGAACGCAGCTATTGCACTTAAGTGCCGCGACAATAGATCGACTGCTAAAGCCAATTCGAGCCAAACACAGCAAGCACGGTCTAAGCGGAACGCGCCCTGGATATTTGTTGAAAACTCAAATCCCGATCAAAACTGATCATTGGGACGTTAATAAGCCGGGCTTTATGGAGGCAGACACTGTTGCACATTGCGGCACCAGTCTTGCTGGCAATTTCGTTTGGAGCCTGACATTAACCGACATTCACACCTCTTGGACAGAGAACCGAGCGACATGGAATAAGGGCGCGGAGGGCGTTATCGAGCAGATCAAAGACATCGAAAAATCCCTGCCTTTTGAGCTTTTGGGATTCGATTGCGACAACGGCAGCGAATTTTTGAATTATCATTTATTGAGATATTTCACTGAAAATAGACCAAAACCTGTGCAATTTACGAGATCTCGCCCCTATAAAAAGAACGACAACGCGCACGTTGAGCAAAAAAACTGGACCCACGTTAGACATTTATTTGGCTACGACAGATTCGAAAATCAAGCAGTTGTAGGGCTGATGAACGACTTATATCGCAACGAATGGAGCCTTTATCAAAACCACTTTATCCCAACTATGAAGCTGATAAAAAAGGTAAGGATTAACTCCAAATATAAAAAAACTTACAGCCTGCCCGAAACGCCCTACCAGCGCGTCATCCAATCGAAAGACGTCAAAGACGAGGTAAAGTTGGCGCTAATCAAGCTTCACAATACTTTGAATCCCTTTGCGCTCAAACAAAAAATCGAGGAAAAATTGCGCCTCATAAATAAATATGTGACAATCAACGGCAAACCGAGAGCGAAGATTTAGTCTAAAATGTGGCTATGGATAAGTTATGGACGAACCGTGAACAACATCCATGTTGTTCACCGTGTCGCCCACAACTTACCCACAGCGCTTGTTTTGATACAATTATTTTTTATACTTCTTGTACAATCTTTTTTTTACCTGACGTTTTTCTGGTTAGGTGAATTATGAGTCAACGTTAGAGCTATTTTCCCCTTTCCATAGTTAGGTAATTTGGTGAGTCAACGCGCTACGTAAACATTACATATAGTGTGCACTAAACAAGCCCAACCACTACATATAGTGTATTCATTCTCATACAACCACTACATATAGTGTTTTGGCATTAAATTGAACGTGCGTATAGGCGAGAAAATAAATGAGTACGAGCTTTACTTGCTACTATCCCTTTGCTATCTGCTTATCACTGTGCTGTCTAGCTGTTTACTGTCTAGCTGTTATGCTGCATACATCTATGTTCTAAATGAGTAACTGCCTAAAAAAAACGAAAGAAAGGAAAAGAAAGAACAAATCCCCCCGACCCCCCTTAGGATGGAGATCGCCTGGCTCGATGGCAAGGAAAGAACAAATAAAATCAAAGAACTAAAAAAACTATAATGAGCGTTTGCAGTAATCTTGTCAACTTATTTCAGACGCAAAACATGAGCACAGACTAATGTACAAAAAGGAGATACTTTTGATAATAGATTTGATATTTGATAAAAAACAAGTTGACAACTACTAATTATAAGTGATATACTAGCTTCATATGATGATGTTATCTTGATTGATTAAACACTTCATAGAGTGAAAAAGAGCTGTAAAAATAGGGATTTTTGAGTTGTAGTAGATTTAGACGGCAGTAAAAACAGGTAGTAAATTTAACAACTAAAAATGAGGATATTAAAACATGAAAACTTTGTACGATAATTACAGAACAGAATTCAACGGCCGAAGCAATTTAGGCTACTGTTATAAAATTTATGAAAAAGAAGAGAATGATTTTTTATATGTAGGCAAAGTGTTCTCGCGTAAAAAAGGAGAAATTGCAGCAATTGACGAATTCTTGTCTGAAACAGAGTAACACAAATGCAGGACGCGGAGAATATTATTAAAAATCGTCTGTTGGCTTGTCAATCGTCATTAGTAGCGGAGGTGCAATAATGCCCAATTCTTATAT